ACCCTTGTAGTCATACCTCCATACGTACTTCAGTATGTTGCCTTGTAGGTATCCCTCTTTGTTGTGGTTAGTTGCAGCAAGGATAGCATCAATACACTCTATGCCTGCTTGATTGTAGTGTGGTGGATTGTTTACCAAGTCACTCACTTTTACTTCCTTTAATTCGTCTATATCGCCAATGTCATCAAACAATTCTTCTATTGTAAACTCTTCTTCTTCATGCTTACTCATGCTTCACCCAGTGTCTTTGTCCATTTAGTTAACTTGATTACGTTACCCTCTGTGGTATAATCCATTTCTTTTTCTAATGCAAGTTCTGATTCAGCATACTGTTTAGGAAACATCTCCTTTAATATTCTGTGCCTTGCTTCATCAAAGTAATCCGCTAGTTCAGGGTAATCTTCTAGTACTTCAGAAGCTGCTGCCATAGTAAGTCCATAGTCCATTGCACTACGCATAGCTATGGGATGTTGAGACTCACCAAATACTAATCCTGTCTTTAGTATGCCTGTCCATGCACCTTCATCGTCTAGTTCAGGGCTAATGACTATAGCCACATCACCATCTTTTACTTCGTAAGCCATCAGGCTCTCCTTTTAACTATGACACGCTGACTCTTCATCCGCTTGCCTTTTTCTAGTAGCCACCCTTCAGGTATAACACGATGCGCCCACTTGAAGTTCTTCTGTTCACACCAATCACAGTACCTAGACTTGGCTCCCTTATACAATCTTTGTTTAGCGTTGCTGAATACAAACCTTATGTCTAGCTTTGGGTGCTGTCTCTGTATCTCTATGTGTTTGCGTCTATCAGCAGCGCTGAATATTCCTTTAGTCTCTATTATTATTCCGTTGTCCAACTCAAAGTCAGGTGTGTATGTACGATAGCGTAAGTCTTCCCACTCTATCTTTATCTTCTCATACTCTACCGTCTTCTGTCTTGTCTTTAGAAACGCAGCAGCCTCTTGTTCTAAGCCGCTACGATATAACTTTTTGTTATGCCTACGCTGCAAGGCCATCACCTATTAGAACGTAGTCAACTTGTGGTGGGTTCTTAGCCTTAGATACCCTTGATGGTAGTGTCTTTAAACTATCCCAACACTTATGCTTGAAGCTACAAAACTTACATGAATTGTTAAGCACCAAGTTACCAGATGGCTTCTTATAGAATGTCTCAGGCACAGGCTGAAAGCATCTTTCAAACGGCTCATCTTTCTCTATGTAATTTACCGTTTCTTGAA